TTGAACTTGAAAGCAAACCCTAAAAGGCAATATGTTAGAAGTGCCAAACTTTTAAACAATATTAGATACCTTCATTGCCAAGCCTGTGGAGTTGATGACCAAACAGTTGTTGGTGCTCATTCTAATAGCTTTGCACATGGCAAAGGTAGGAGCATCAAGGCTGATGACAATATGGTGGCGGCTCTTTGCTGGGACTGCCACCATGCCTTAGACCAAGGACATTATCTAAACAAAGAGGAAAAAGAACAATTCTGGCTTGAGGCACATCTTAGAACAATATATAACCTAATCAAATCTGATTTATATCCTAAAGATGTTCCTTTGCCAAAAACTTATTTAGATTGGCAGAATGGCTTAAATTAACTCTTTTCTGGATGTGCCTTTTCCATTGGCAAGTGCTCATGTTTTTTGAGTTTGTCTTCAAGTCTGTGCAACTCATGCTCAGTCTTTTTTTCATGCTCTCTCAAAACAACATAATGTGATTTAGGAGACTCATAAGTTTTACCAGTAATTTTAAAGTTTTTCATGATATTGTTTTTCCTTCTTTGAGTTCAGCTAATGATAGTCCACCAGTGTATTGAAAATGTGCCATTTCTTTAAAGTGAACCCATTTTCCTGCCCACTCCAAACCAGCTTGTTCACCTAATTCACCTATTGTTGCCCAAACTGGGTGACTTCCATCCCAATCAGCTTTTCCATTGACCAAAGGCACAACATCAATAGCACACCTATAGTTATGGAAAGACTCACCCCCTTTAGCATTTGTAACAATTCTTCCTTCTGTGGTTCTACCTTGAGCATATAGTGCATCCTGGCTTTCATTATCCCTATATGTAGATGTAACCAACAAGTCAATGCCAGAATGTTGGCAAGCCTTAATAAAATCTTCAACCTTTGCTTTAACTTCAGGTAGTAACTCATCTAAATTCCTTGAATTAATCATTTTTCCTCCAATGGTGATGATTTATGTAGCATTGCATCCTTGGCTTGTGAGCTTGCACTAGACCCAAAATAGAAACTCATGATAGCAGTCCAGGCTGTGCCAAGACTACCTAACATAAGTAGTAATGCATCTGATGTCTTGAATGTCTCCATCATCAATCCTACCAATATACCAAAAAACCCTAATGTGACCATAATAGCCAAGGCTGGAGGAATAAATGAGTGAGTATTTGTTTGCATGTCCCTGGCTGACTTTCTGTCTTGGACTGCCAGTTGCTCGAAATCTAAACCCAATTCTTGTGCCTTTGCCTTAAGAGCTATCTCTGCTTGCTGGACACTTGCTATCTGGTCAGCAGTTAGTTTGCCATCATCAAGCATTTTTTTGGCATCATCTTGGGATATACCAAGAACTTTAGAGACTGCTTCATAGGCTAGACCCCCAAGAGGTCCTCCAATAGCTGTGGCAATAGTAGGTGCAATAGTTTTTAACCAATCCATATTAACTCCTAGTTACAGTATCTTGGTGAATACCCTGTTTCCTGAAAAATTTTATAACATTCATACTCTTTACTATTGGGTTTAAATTTTTTCATAAATTCAATATGCCATTGTTCCTCTACTTTATTTATCTGATAATCCCAATGGATGTAATACATTAAACCTGCAATTGTGAAGATGACCACCATGACTGCAATGCATATTGCAATTCTAAAATCCCATTTTTCTTTGTTTCTTGCTTTTCTGTAATATTCTTGCTCATCCTTTTTTTTTGAGCCTGTTCATACTTAAATTTGTCTTTTTCAAGTCTTGCTCTTTCCTCTTGAAAATCTGTCCACAAAGCACCCAACTCTGGAGGAGCTTGATAAGTTAAGAGTTGCCTTAAATCATACTCAGCTTGCTGGAGTTGCTTTTTCTTGATGACATTCTCAAGAGCCTGTGCTTTTATGCTTTTGCCCTTTGGAGGATTCTTTTCTTTTTCTTTTAATTCTTTGTGGGCATTTTCTTGATGACATTCTCAAGAGCCTGTGCTTTTATGCTTTTGCCCTTTGGAGGATTCTTTTCTTTTTCTTTTAATTCTTTGTGGGCATTTTCTTGATGATCAAAGAAATTACCAACTCCCTCACTTAGCTCTGCATAAATACCATAAACTTCTTTTCCAACATTTTTGGCATCTTTGTAGATTGCCACCCCTTGCTTGATGGCACTCACAGCAGAGATGGCAAGCATGAAAGGCATGTTATTTCAAAGTGACATAGTGAGAAATGAAACCAACAAAGCTAGATAGTCCTGAAACAACCATCATGCCTACCCAAAACCCACCCCTAGACTTATCAGCCATAGAAACAAGTTTTTCAATAGATAACTCAAGTTTGTCTATTTTTCTTTCCATAGAATCAAACTTTTTTTCATAATCTTCTACTTTTTGCCAAAGTACTCCATATTTGACAAGGTCAATTGGTGATTCTGTACTCATGGTTGTTCCTTAGTAAGTCCACCTAATTTATTTCTTTGTTCATTTGCAAAAGAATTTTTATCAAATTTTTCTTTAAACTTTTTAGCCATTGATACAGGATATGCAGATAAACCACCAGTTTTTGCAGATAATGCTTTTTCGCCTAAAGTTAATAAACCATTTGCAGCAAAATCACCTAACATTGCACTGTAAGTATTTGAATGACTAAATGTACCAGCATCAGGTTTACCAATTTTGCTGTTTAAAAGCCCTATTTCAGTTACATCTTGCATAGCTTCTGGTGATAATGCTTCTTTTAAAATAGGTTTATTATTTCTTAAAAAATCGCCAAATTGATCTGATTTAACTCTTGATTCATTTGCATTAGTTAATACTTTTTTAGCTCTATCTAATTCACCATAAGTAATTGCTTCATGAGCAATATGATCTTCTGGTAATTCAGCTTTTAAACGTCTAATTGCTTCAGGTGTAGCAGTAGAAACATATTGTCTATGAAATTTTGCCGCATTTAAACTTTCACCTTGTGATGTACCACCTTCTAAATCTTTACCTTCTCCTATTGCTTTAGCATAGGCTGGATTAGAATCAATTACATCAAATCTTTCTTTTGCTGTTGCTTTTGCATCTTTAAGTAATGGATATAAAGGCGCAGCATCTTCTGTTAATTCCATATTATTAAGATGCTCTCTAGTTAATCTAGCTGCTTCTTTTTCACTTCCTTTACCAAATTTACTTAATTCACTTAACCTTTTGTCTAATGTTGTAAATTCTTGAAAAGTCATTACACCATTTTTATTTTCTATTTTATTTAATAATTCATCAATACTTTTTCTTGAATCTTCAGTAAACATTTCAGAATTTAAAGTTTTCTTAGAATTTTCAACAAATGATTTTCCGTCTAATGGTAGATCATTTGATTCTTCTAAACCTAAATTTTTCTTTATTTCGTTATATGAATCTTTTAAATTTAAATATTTGTTTTTAATATTTTGTAATCTTAATTTATCTTTTTCAACTAAACCATTTATTTCATGTTGACCAAGTTCAGATGCGTCAGCATCAGCATGTATTCTTGGAGCATGACGTTGTTTTGATTCTTCAAAAGCCTGAGCTAATTGTTTAGGTTGTTGTGCAAAATCAGAAGAAAGTCCATTAGCTTCTCTATGATTCCATGCTTGAACATAATCTGAAAGATTATTTGTTCTTTGGCTTTTTAATAGATCAACGCCATGTTTTTCTTCTAAAGCTCTTGTTTCTAAAGAATTAATATCAACGTTTTCTGGTGCTTGTTTAGAAATATGTTCAATTACAGGACTATTAGGATCAAATTTAGCGAGTGCAGAATTGATATTGCCTTGGATCATTTCAGGAGTTTCTGTTGCTGCAGCTCCTGCACTTCTTAAACCTGGCACAGTTTCAATTTTAATTTTAGGTGCTTTAATATTTGCAAATTGTGAATTTAACTGTTGTTTTGCATTAATTCCTGATTTAAATGCCATCTGGCGTTCAGCAGTTAAACCAGCTAATTCAGGTGCAGCTGAAGGTATTTTTGAAGTTTCAAATGCAGATTGTAAATTTTCTAAATAATTTTTACCTTCTTCAGTAGTCGGTTGAGTACCAGCATTTTGCATTGCTTGTTGTACTTTTGCTGCCAAAGCATTACCAGCTTGGATACCTTCTTGAGTACCAAACTTACCACTTGTCAAAGTTCCGTAAATACCAGCAGCTGCGCTAACAGGCACAGATGCAATTGAAGCTATGCTGTGTACTGCTGCTTCTCCCGCTCCTTTTAACCAAGATGGCAAAAATCCACCTTTATCTAATTCTTCTGGAGATATTTCTTTTCTTTTCTTTAAAGCAACTATATCTGGATCAGTATCGTAACTATATTCTTCATCTGGTTGTAGATTAGGATTTTTACCATACATTGAACTTTTACCAGTAGGTATATTTACTGGCATACGTTTTTTAATGACCGCTACATCAGGGTCTAAATCATATGGGCTTGTTGATATAGCCATCAAAAATCTCCACGCTCAAGACGTTTTAATCTTACTTGTGAATTATGTAAATCATCCAATTGTTTTTGGCTCATATCATGAGTGTAATAATCAATTATTCTATCTTTGTCTTTTTGTGATATATTTTGACGATTTGTATTTTGAATAATAAATGCAACTGGATCATAAGCATTGCCCCAAGCAGCTTTAAAATTATCATTATTTAAATATGCTTTGTCTTTTCCGTGTTTTTCTTGTAATTTTATTAAGGCTTGATTGTATTTTTCAGCAGCCAAATTAGTAGATTCAATACGTTCAACAATGTGAGCTAATGCTTCAGCAGTAATTTGTTCTGAACCATTGGCAGTTCTTACATCTCCCTCTGCTGCTTGATTTTTTACGCCCATTAATGCAGATTGTCTTAAAGCATTTTGCGCCAAATTTTTAACTAACAAATCTTTTTGCGGATCTCCAAAAAGAACTTGTCCAGTATCCCTCATAATTTGACCTGGTTTACCACCCGAAGCAGATGCTAAATTTCTTTTTATATTTGCTGCATCCAATGAACTTTCTCTTGCAAGTGTTGCTCTTTCTTGAATTTTATTAAAATCATCTGCACCAATTTGATATCTAGCAGCTTCTTGAGTATTTTGTTGACCAGGAGCAGAAAAATTGTCAATTTTTACAATTGATGGCATTTTATTTTGCCCAACTGCAGATGGAGCAGGAGTTTGCACCATGCCTGGCATAGAAAGATTGCCAGGTTGTTGACCAGGCTGTACATTAAATGGCACAAATTTACCAGTTGAATCATACTGTCCAATAATACCATTTACAGTTGTCACACCTGGTTGCATTGGATTTGGACCAATTGGTAAACCAGCTCCAATTTTAGTACCTGGTGCAGTTTCAGCAATTTTAGGATTGCCAGTAGTAACTGGCTGAACAGTTCCACCAAGATTCTGAAATTGGACATTAGGAAACTTAGATGCAAACTGCTCAGATGGTGATGCAGAACTTCCAGCAACTCTATTTCTTAGTTCCTCATATCTGTTGTAATCTTTTTTGGTTACTGCATCTTCTAACTGACCAAGCAAATTAGATGGATGTTTTGGCAGACCTACAGCTTCAGTTCCTTTTCTGACAATATCTAAAGACCTGGTTAATGCTTTTTGATTTACTTCACCATTTTTATCTACATAATCATCAATTGGAGGCAAAGCATTAATCATTTTTCTTGCATAATCTTCACCAGAAACAAGATAATTTTGTTTTGCTTGTTGTGCTCCAGTCTGAGCAGTTTCTGTTCTGGCTTCAGCTTCTTTAACAGCTAATGGATTGATTTGCTGTGCTTGCTCAATAGCCATTTGAGCTTGCTGAAGTTGCAAAGGATTTAACTGTTGAGCTTGTTTGTAGGCTTGGATGCCATTGGCAGCATTAACCATCTGTGCAATTGAAGTCCCCTGCACAGGAGTTGTTTGAATAGGAGTTGGTGTTGCTATTTGAAAAGATTGAATACCCATATTTATCCTTAATAAGTTGGGTTATATGGTGATGGTGCTGTTACTTGATAACTTGGTGCTTGATAAGGAGTTTGGAATCCTGCCATATTTGCAGGGGTTACAGAACTAGCTCCTGCTTGATTAGCTGGATTTAACAAAGATGCCAAAGTTAAATTAGAACCCACACTATTTAAACCACTAGCCAAGGCACTAGCACTTCCTACTGTGCCTGCTGCTTGTGCATTTGCTGCACCCACACCTAAGTTAGATATGTTTGTAGCATTTCCAGTAGCCAAGTTTGAAAGATTAGCTAGGCTTTGCTGTCCTATGCCTGCAATATTTGCTAATTTGTTATAAATATTAGTTTGTTGTGTTTGATAATTATTAAATGCATTTTGATATGCATTATTAGCATAGTCTTCAGCAAACTTAGTTCCTGCAATTCCTATGTTAGAACCACCACCTCCAGCATTTAGAGCTTGATTTTGAGCACCCAAACCTTGGTTAAGCATAAATTGATAATTAGGTGCTAAATTACTTTGAAGCTGTGCCGGCCCAAAACTCTGGGTCAAACTAGGCAGTTGAGACTGTAACTGGGCTAAACCTTGTGCTCCTGTTTGAGTATATGGAGTAAATTGAGGAGATAAATTTTGATAATTCTGTTGCAACTGTTGTTGCCCTGCAAGGGAGGCATTTGCTTGTGTGTTGGCCGCACTCTGTGCCGCGCTTGCTTGATTCATAGACCCTATAAGTCCCAATCCTCCTGCAATTGCTAATCCTGCTCCAAGTCCTATAGGCATTTTTAACTCCTTTGAATTAAGACTTCATCCACTTTGGATGGGTCTTTTTCATCTGTTGCATGAATACAAAACCATACACAATCCTCCAAGGACTGAATAGAATGGTTTATCCCTGATTTTATTTCAAAACAGTAAGGAGCACTATACATTTCTTCTGTGTTGTCAGTCCTTACTATCACTTTTCCTTTAGCCAAAAGACTCAAATGGCTGTATTTATGGGCATGTTGGACAATTAAATGATCTTTGGGCAATACAAACTGCTTGGCATACAAACCATCAGAGAAATGATGAACAATTTGAGGATCAAACTCCATTAAACCTTCATTGGCTTTCAAAATATCAGCTAAATTCAAAATGTACCTCCTGAAATACCACCTAAAGCAGTCAAAGTTCCATCCACTACAGCATTTCCAGTAATGGTTTGGTTGCCTTGAATTGTTTGTGCACCAGTCTTGAGACTAATAAAATTTGGACTTTGAAGCCATAAAAGCCAAGGTAAAGCAGGTTGACCAGATATGGGGTCAAGGAATGGCACTCTTGGCCAAATAATATTCCCACTAGAACTTGATGTAGAAATAGTCAATTTTCACCCTCCTCTGCTTTTAAATTAGCAGAAACAATCACAGCTTTTACTGGATCACTAATACTAACTTCATAAATTCTGTCCCTAGCTTGCCCTAATCTTCTCCAAATTGCTCTGTTCCTATATTTACCAACAGCTCCAATAGTACACCAATGCTCATTAGAATAGGTAGAACCACCATCA